GTAATCTGTCGAGCCTTTTTCTTCTGGGATGTATTCCAAAAAGCAAATTAGATCGACACCCTCAACGTCACATTGAAACTGGTAAAGGCCCACAGGGCAAGGGGGGGTTGGAGGGTAATCTCTCATGACGACCACCATGCCACCAAGACTGCAGCCAGTCCAACGCCAATGGCCAAGGCGGTCAAATAATCCAAAAGGGTTTCAGTTTGCGGTTTCATGGTTTCTTTCGTTTAAGTAAATAGGTGTTACGAACTATGACAGAATTTAATTATCTTGCAAGAAGTAATTCTGTCCATGTTGTTTTTTTGCATATAGCGCAATTAGAATGCGGCCATGGAATCAATTCACACTATCAGGGCAAGGGCCAAGGCTCACAAAATCACCATGTCTGCCGTGTGCGATGAGGCTGGCATCCAGCAGTCCCAAGTCAGCCGGTGGCTGAGTGGAACTGTGGAGCCATTGTGGACATCAGTCAATCAATTGCACTTGGCGCTTGAGAAGCTGATCAACAAATCACCAGTCATTATCGACTGATTCGGCAGCTGGCGCTTTACCGGCCACCACGCCAAAGTCACTGGCAGCTGAAGGCTTTGCACCACCGAGCGATTCACCTTTACTTAAAAGCATGATGTTGTTTAAACCATACGACACGCCCTTGTTGCCTGCCTGGTCATAAGCATAAGCATTCAAAGACACGCGGCCATAGTCGCCAGAGACAATATCTTGTGATCCAAGAATGTCATGGCCATGGGCATCCACTGCGCCAGGCTTATTGGTGGATTTGGTGTTGAAAAAGTAATGCCCTGCATACTCTGGCCCCAGTGGTGATCCATCCGATTTGACTTCTGTATCGCCATCACGCAAGGGATTGCGCACAGTTTTGGGAATCTTGTCCCCGAACTTGGCGGTCAATGCGGCCTTGGCTGCCGCTTTCAATTGGTTCACAGTGTCAAGGTCTGTCTTTGGGACAAGCACTTGCGTTGAGAACTCTTCTTTCCCGTTCATCTCATTCTTACGAGCAGTCAAAGCGCTGAAGTATGAGAAACGAACTTTGCCGGTTACAACTCTGGTCATGGTTTTTTCCTTTTAAGGTTTACACGTTTTAACGATTTAATCGTTTTCTGCGATTGCAGAAATTGCACTTTAGCACAAATGCAGATATGATCGCAACAACTTAAAACGAGGAAACGATCATGCAGTTATTCCCCCATCAGCAGGAAGCCAAGCTCTTCTTGCTGTCCAGGCGCAGGGCCATACTGGCCGACCAGCCACGGGTTGGTAAGACGCTACCCACAGCAGCTGCTGCACTTGAAAACCTACCAGCTCTCATTGTTTGCCCAGCCATCGCCAAGACAGTCTGGGAGGCGGCTTTCCAAAGATTAGCCCCCAACGTCTCGGTTCATGTGGTCAATGGAAAACGCGAGGCTTCAGAGGTAAACAGTGCCGATGTCACCATCATCAACTACGATGTCTTGCAATATGGTGTTACGCAAGTGGACAGATATAAGACCCTAGTTCTCGATGAGTGCCATAGGATCAAGAATCCAAAGGCCCAAAGAACGAAGGCTGCAATGCTGGCCATGAAGAAAGTTGGCCATGTCTATGCGCTCAGTGGCACACCCATCCCAAACAGGCCGATTGAGCTGTGGCCCATCCTGCACGGCCTTGGCATCTACAGAGGCGGCTGGTACGACTTTGCAGCCCGATACGCAAAGATGTGGAACGCGCCATGGGGCTTGGATACCAGTGGCGCGTCTAACCTGGTCGAACTTAAAGAGCTGATGAAGCCTCATGTGCTGCGCAGAAAGAAGGAAGCCATTTTCAAAGACTACAAAGACCCACAGGTCTCACTGATCACGTTTGATTTGGCCAATGACAAGCGAGAGCAAGCATTTGATGCCGATGCCTTGATGGCCAACCCTAATGCGCTCATGGCCTTTGAAGGCTTGGCAGAGATCATGCGCGAAGCTGGTATGCGCAAGGTCAAGGCTGCCAGTGAATTCGTCGATGACTTGCTCCAGGCCGAAGAGCCGGTGGTGGTCTTTGCGCACCATAAGGATGTGGTCCAAGCCCTGCAAGATGAGCTGAAAGAACACAAACCCGTAGTTATTACGGGTGAAACGTCAAGACCGAAGCGCGACAAAGCCATTGCAGACTTTCAGTCTGGCCAGACCAAATGCATCATCGGCAACATTGCCGCCATGTCTGAAGGTGTGGACCTATCGGCTGCCGACACGATTGTCTTTGTCGAATGCACTTGGTCCACCTCGGCACTGGAGCAGGCCAGCAGCAGGGTCGAGAACATCAACAAATCTGGCATTCCACCCGTCATCTACATTCTGACCATCAAAGCCAGCCTAGACCACAATGTGCTGGCCAAGGTCCTAAAAAAGCTCAATGTCGTCAATCAAATCATTTAACCAGGAGAAAACCATGCAACACGAAACCAGAAAACACGCCCGACTGTCAGCATCCCGCACAGACCGATTCATGCAATGCCCAGGCTCTTATCGCCTGGAGTCCCTCATGCCTTATGAGCCAGCAGGCGAGGCGGCTGCCATTGGCACAGCGATCCATGAACTGTCTGAGATCATTCTGCGCGGTGGTGAAATACCAACCGGTACTGATCCTGACCACATTGCTATGGCCCAAGCCTATGCGGATTTTGTCAACACTCTGGTCGAGAATCCGCGCAAAAAACTCATCGAAGTCAACCTAGACGAAGGTCTCAAGTCCCTGCACCCAGCACTTGGTGGCACTGCCGATGCCATTCTGGTCGATGGAGACCATCTCCATGTCATTGATCTGAAGACTGGCCGTGTGGCCGTGGATGCCACTGACAACAAGCAGCTGCTGACCTATGCCCTTGGTGCAATGCGCCAGCTCAAAGCCCCAAGCAGCATCACTTGCACCATGCACATATTCCAGCCCCGTGTTGGCCACAGCAAGTGGACAGTGTCTGGCAACTACTTGAACTTGCATGGCAGGCGCTTGCAGTCAGCTGCCGAGCTGGCGCTTACAAGCGATGCACCAACCCATCCAAGCCCAGATGCCTGCCGGTACTGCAAGGCCAAGACCATTTGCCCCAGTATGCGCGAGAAGGTCCAAGAGGTCGCTAGGAACGATTTCAAGCCTGACACAAGCATTACCCCTGAGATGCTAGACAACGCAGCTCTGGTGGCCGCATGGGCCGATGCAGTGCAGTCTGCTGCCAAAGAGCAGTTGACCAATGGCCAAGCAATCACCGGCTGGACCATGCGCGCAGGCCGTAAGACCAAATTTTGGAAAGACGAGGCGCTAGTCATGGAAGCATTCAAAGACAACTTGAAGGTCTGGGAGCTGAAGTCGCCCAGTGCCGTCTTAAAACTCGGTGTCGAAGTGTCCGAAGACCTAGTCGGTGAGAAGCAGGCTGCGTCTTCTCTAGTCAAAGAAAAGGCGAAGGAATAGAATTCACATCCCTGCCAAAAGAAAAGCCTGGTAGCGCGTTAACACTACCAGGCCAAAGTCAACTCAAGGCAACTCACAATGAAACCCCAACCTAAAGGAATTTCAGTGCCAATTCTAACTGAAACACCCCTGCCAGACACATTTCAGCAGTCCCAAAGCATTGCCTGCAAAATAGGCGCTGTGGCGCCCGATGCCGTTTTCTGCACCTTTGCCCTGCAAGGCTCCAAAAAAATCCCCTACAAGCGATCTGGCCAAGGCGTGGCCCGTGATACAGACCAAAGTGATCTCTATAACGCTGAAGATGTCTGGACCATGGAAGATGCACCACATGGCCAGTATCTTGGCCTAGTCCAGCAGCGCCCCATCATCAGCGCATCAGGGAACTATTTGGTTTGCCTCGATGTGGACATGAAACACGCCTCTGGCCCGACCAATGTGGCCATTCAGCGCATGGCAAAGTACGTGAAACAGAACAAGATGCTGACCGAGGTCTCTGTCTCAGGCCGTGGCCGTCATGTCTTCTTATGGGTCCAACCACCCAAAGAATCTGACCTGGTGCTGCCTAAATACAAGCTAGGCGGTGGTCAGGAACTCGAAGTATTTGGCCTGCCAAACAGTGCCGGAAAGTCAGTCCTACTCAGCGGCAAATCGGTGGTCGGTGAATTCCAAGAGGCCGTCAATTTGCATGAATTGTTAATGGACTGGGGGATCATCGAGCAGCACCAGCTGCAAGAGCCAAAGCCATTAGCCCCACCTACACAATCATTTGACTTCACCCAATTAGGCTCAAGACTGGATGACAGCGATCTTGATCGTGCGGTCAAGGCTTTGCACCATATTTCCCCAGACTGCGATTACGACCAGTGGATCGAACTGGGCCAAGCGCTGCACACAGAATTTGGTGAGGCCGGTCTTGGCCCATGGATGACATGGTCCATGGCAGGCAACAAGTTTGCAGGCACAAAAGACATTGAAGTCCACTGGAAGAGCTTTCACCAGGGCAAAGGTGTTGGCATTGGCACACTGTTCAAGCACGCCAAAGACTGTGGGTGGGAAGCTCCAACCAAGCAGGCCGAAAGAAAAAGCGCGGTGGAAGACTTTGCTGCGGTGATCAATGCGCCAGTCATAGAAGACGCACCGGACCAATCATGGCCAGAATTAACCTTAGACCTGACTCACCTAAATCCCATCGATTACCTGATCGAGGGTTTTATGGCCCATAGCTTTTTCATCTTGGCCGGTCAGCCTGGCGTGGGAAAGACCACAGCAGTGCTGTCAATGTGCATGGTCATGGCAGGGTTTTCAGTGGATGGCTGCGAGATTCACGCAAAGAAAAAACGCAAGTCAATTATCGTGACAGAAGACAGTGACCAGATAATCCGAACACTATTTGCATATTCAAAGCATTACAAGATAAATAATCTAAACGACTGGTTTGTGGTTATCGATGCCAGAAGGTCTAATGTCAAGGATTTACTCAGGCTTGCACATAATATTGAGCGCCACACTGTTAACGGGATTAAGCCATTATTAGTTTTGGACACGGCCAATGCGACCATGGATATTGACAACGAGAATGACAACTCAGAAGTCGGAGCTTATATTGCCGCCATCAAGCAGACCATATTTGTCCAGCAAAAAGCACCAGTCTGCATCCTGACCCATACAAACAAAACCATATCCAGACAAGACTCCGATGCCATGGCCCGTGGTGCATCAGCATTCACAGGCGATGCAACCCTCACTGGAGTGCTTTTCATGGATGAGGATAACCAGCGCTACCTAAAGCTGACCAAAACGCGCTACGAGCCGCAATTTAGAGAAATCAAATTCGACTCCATCACATTCCCAGAAGTTGTCTTAACTCCAGCTGGTGATATGCAAGAGATTATTTGCAGGGTGGCCATTCCAGCCATGTCGTCAGAACAAGACCGAATGGCCGCCAAGCAGTCCCAACAAGACAACGCCAAAGAACAGCGCATCCAAGACAAGTGCGATGAGGTCTGCAACCATGTCCAAGCCATCATCAATGACAAAGGCAGCGTCATTATGCGCAGGGGACCAGGCAGGCCAGTTGTGCCAAAAGAACTCCAAAATGCCTACCAACTCGATTGGACTGAAATCTTCTCAACTGTCAAAGGCAGTGATGCAGGCTATATCCGCAAGCACATTGGCACGGCCATCTTCACCAGATTTGCACAAAACGAGCCACTGTCAGGCTGGGTCAGACTCGCATGATCAGTCTAATGCGGAAAGGCGGAACTAATGCGGAACTAATACGGAATTCCGTATTAGACAATGGCAGGGATTGTTGGATAAGTGGGGTCGTTAGACCCACTTATCCACAGACCAGTCTCGGCTTGGAAGGTACTTCAGTTTCTAATGCGGAAAGGCGGAAAATTCCTTAAGGGCTTTCCGTATTAGAAACGAGCATTAGATGGTCCAACACAAAGGAAAGTTATGCACAAGTTATCCACAATTGATGAAATGGTCGAAGATGAGCGCGTTTTTTGCTATCAATGCGCTAATGCGGAAATGGTAGAGCAGCGCCAGTCCATGCCAGCCGAACAGATGGAACGACACCGAAAGGTCAACTCAAAGCCATTGCAGTGGATGTTTGATCAGGCAAAGGTCAAAGGTGGATGGGCAACAGTCACATGGTCCGAACACCAGTGCAGCCGAACTGGACTGGCCGCATTCCCAACCGATGTCAAACACCGATGCCATATGTTTCAGACTAAACCCTCGGCTGTAGAATCCGAGGAATGGTGGTTGACTTAAAACGCAAAAGAAAAAACACTGAACACATTGACCAAGTCAAAGTGGTGCAGCACTTCAGAGCGTTCTATCCGGACATCATCATTGCAGCAATACCCAATGGTGGCGACAGAAGCCCTCAAGAGCGCGTTAGGCTGCACAGCGAAGGGGTATTGGCAGGGATGCCAGATTTATGCGTCTTGGAGCCTAAAAACGGGTTTCATGCGTTATTTGTGGAGATGAAGACCAAGGCCGGTGTGGTCTCAAGCAAACAAAGTGCTGTAAATTTGCAGTTAAATGCAAAAGGGTATCGAGCAGTGATCGCCAGATCAGCTGCCGAAGCAATCAAATCAATCGAGGATTATCTGAATGGCCAAACCAAAGAAGAGTGCAAACACATTGAGTGAACTTGCAGACAACATTGTCGAGCGCCAGCTCACACTGCGTGACCAGGCTGCAATTGAGCGCAAAGAGATGAGCAGCATCAATAAGAAAATTCACGCATTCGGTGGTGAGGCTATGCTCTTTGACCATATCTCACAAGGGAAAACAACCGATTCAGTGATTAAGTCTCTGGACATAAGCATTGGCGGTTTCTACAAATGGATCGAAAAAGATGCGAAGCGGGGAGAACTCCTCGCACGCGCACGCACGCGAGGTGGGAGAAGTTTAGCAGAGCAGACCCTCGAAATTGCAGACACGGCCACACCTCAAGAGGCACAAGTGGCCAAGCTGAGAGTGGACACAAGGCGCTGGCTGGCCTCTAAGCAGGCGCCAGACGAGTATGGTGACAAGCAGCAGCCACTGGTCAACATCGACCTTGGAAGCATGGCCCTTGATGCCCTGCGCAAGCGCACTGTCGTGTCACTAGACGATTCTGCATAAGTGAATACCGAAGCATTCAGTCACTTTATACAACGACCATTATGTTAAGTGGATAACTAGATATCCACAGAATTAAGTGCATCAAAGTATTACAAGCCTACTTATGCACAGGAATCTGTGGATAAGGTTGGCCAAAATCCGTGGATAACCCAGCGGTGACCGGCTGGCGGTCGGTGGCCGCGACCCCCCCCCCGTGGCCGGTTTGGCGGGGGCGACTGTGGCGGCACTAAACACCTACAAAAAAAATTTTTAAAAAAATTTTGAACTAGTTAACAAATAAGCTAAATTGTGCAAAAATGTCAACTTCACCAACTACACACATAACGCCATGAAAACGAAGCAAGCGACAGTCACAATCAAGGGTCAAGAGTGGATCGTCTTAGACACTGATGAGGCTCAAGACAAGAAAGTGTTCTGCAAGCTAATGAGCTTGGATGGGACAACTGTCTGGCACACTTGGGTGGACATTAACCAGATCGTGGGGATAATATGAATATAGTGTTATTAACTAAAGTCAGAAGATTATTTAATATTGATTATGTGCCTAATAGCACTAATAGGCATAATCAAAGGCAATATATTAAGGCATTAAGAATATTGGGTGATAAATGGCTAATACACAAAACAAACCAAGTCCAGAGAATCCAGTGAATAGAAAGAAATGCCCACCATGTAATGGCAATTGCAATGAGGGCAGAAACTGTCCGGCAAGAAAATGAAGAGTAACTTTGTGAATAACCATGTGAGATTGAATGGGAACGTGCATGGCCACAAATTACAGCTTTGTAATAAATGCGCTTTGAAAAAGCCACCGGAGGGTGGGGTGGAGATGAGCGCGACCAGGTGGTTGTGTGCATCGTGCTGGACCGACAGGATCACGGGCCAGAACTTAAAACAAGCGAGGATGGCCAAATGACTGATTTATTGACAGCGCTGCATCTTAGTGTGATGTTGCTGGATTTGAAGATTCGGATGATGGAGGCGATTGAAGAGGATCGGTTTGACCTGGCGATGACGTATCACTTGCTGATCTTGGTCAGGACTGATGAGTTGGATGCGCATAAGTGGGCGATGAGTCCCAAGGCTTGGGCCATCTATGAGACGATCCACCCATGAAAGAAAATGTTTTCAGTCAGTGGGTAGAGAGGTATCAGCCTGATCCGGTTTTGTTTGTGCGTGAGGTTTTGGGGGTGGACCCAGACCCATGGCAAGTGAAGTTTCTTGGTGCGATTGCCCGTGGGGACCGGAAGATAAGCGTTAGGAGTGGCCACGGGGTGGGAAAGAGTACGGCAAGCAGCTGGGCCATGCTCTGGTACTTTATGACGCGGTCTCCAGTGAAAGTGGTGGTGACTGCACCGACAAGCTCACAGCTGTATGACGCGATGTTTGCCGAGCTGAAGCGCTGGATCAATGCGATGCCTTTGCCCTTGCAGGGGTTATTGACTGTCAAGCAAGAGAGGATTGAATTCAATGCTGCACCGACTGAGATGTTCATAAGTGCCAGGACATCAAGAGCAGAGCAGCCCGAGGCTTTGCAGGGGATTCACTCGGAGAATGTGATGCTGGTGGCCGATGAGGCTTCTGGTGTGCCAGAGCAAGTGTTTGAGGCGGCAGCTGGCTCGATGTCGGGGCATAACGCGGTGACGCTGCTTTTGGGGAATCCGGTGAGATCGAGTGGGTTTTTCTATGACACCCACACGCGCCTGGCAGATGAGTGGACCACATTCCAAGTGGCATGCACTGACTCGCCACGGGTGTCGGATGAGTACGTCAAAGAGATGGCCATGCGCTATGGCGAAGAGAGCAACGTCTACCGGATCAGGGTGATCGGTGAATTCCCCAAGGGGGATGACGACACTGTGATTGCCATGGACTTGCTCGAAAGCGCGGTGAATCGGGATGTGGCGCCAAGTGACTACGCGCCCATGCTATGGGGCTTGGATGTGGCGCGGTTTGGAAGTGACAGATCAGCGCTGTGCAAGCGCCAAGGGAATGCGGTCACTGAGAATATCCGGACATGGAAAAATTTGGACCTGATGCAATTAACTGGTGCGGTGGTGGCCGAGTACCAGGCGCTGCCACCCAGCCAGCAGCCAAAGGAAATACTGGTCGACTCGATTGGCCTTGGAGCTGGCGTGGTGGACCGACTCAGAGAGCTGGGGCTGCCAGCCAGAGGTATCAATGTCTCAGAAAGCCCAGCCATGGGTGGAACGTACAGAAATCTCAAAGCTGAACTTTGGTACAAGGCAAGGGCGTGGCTTGAAGCGCGGGACTGCAAGATGCCAAAGGATGAGGTGCTGATTGCTGAACTGGCCACAGTGCGGTACTCATTCACTTCAAACGGCAAGATCGCCATTGAGGGGAAAGACGAGATCAAAAGGCGCGGTCTGCCAAGCCCTGACAAGGCCGATGCCTTTGTCCTGACGTTTGCGTCTGATGCAATTGCAGGGATGTACGGGTCAAGTGGATCAGGAAAGTGGTCTCAGCCCCTGCGCAGAAACCTTGTGCGGGTTGCATAATTCGGGTATTGACAAACCAATGGGGGAAACCTATGAAGGCAATGAGTAAAGCGCAAAAGAAGGTCGGCAAGGTAATGGGTGAGTACAAAGCTGGCAAGCTCCACAGTGGTGGGACTGGCAAAATTGTTAAGAATCCTAAACAAGCCATTGCCATTGCAATGTCTGAGGCAAAGATGCCCATGCGCGGTCAGCGCACGGCAAAGAACAAGGCGAAAAAATAATGGCCACGATGCAGCGCACCATGAGCCAAGTCATGGACCGAGAAGAGGGCGAGGACATGGAGGGTGGCGAGAACTGCCCCATGCCCACGCAAGACATTACCCTCAACCTAAAAAACCGCGCCAAGGCAATCACCAGCGCGGCCTATGGTCCTGAGAATCCCAAACTGCCAAACGAGGCTTTTTGGCGCAAGAAGGCAGACCAGTGGGATGTCAGCATGGATGACGCAAAGCAGAGCCTATGCGGTAACTGCGCGGCATTCAACGTGTCCGACAAGATCAAGCAGTGCATTGCCCAAGGCATTGGCATGGAAGCCGACCCTTGGGGAACAATCAAGTTGGCCGATCTGGGTTACTGCGAAATCTTTGATTTCAAGTGCGCGGCCAGCAGAACGTGCGATGCATGGGTGGTCGGTGGTCCCAATACGGGTGAGCAAGAGGGTGAAGAATCTGAAGACTATGAAGAGGATGAAGAATCATGAAACAAGGACTATATGCAAACATTGCTGCAAAACGCGAAAGAATTGCTGCTGGCAGCAAAGAGAAAATGCGCAAGCCTGGGGCAAAGGGCGCGCCAAGCGCTGCTGACTTTAAAGCAGCGGCTAAAACCGCCAAGCCAGTAAAGAAAAAATGAAGACCCCAGCTTGGCAGCGTAAAGAGGGCAAGTCACCCTCTGGCGGCTTAAATGCCAAGGGCCGTGCCAGTGCGAAAGCTGCTGGTATGGACCTTAAAGCGCCAGTCAAGTCTGGCGATAACCCAAGACGCGCATCATTCTTGGCGCGGATGGGCAATATGCCTGGGCCTGAGATGAAGGGCGGTGAGCCGACCAGGCTGCTGCTGTCATTGAAGGCATGGGGCGCAAGCTCCAAGGCCGATGCCAAGGCCAAGGCGGCTGCAATATCTGCAAGGAACAAGGCAAAGAAATGATTTGTCCAATTGTTATTGCCACTGTCAAGGGCCATGGTCTGGCCGTATTGCTCGAATCTATCAGGCAATACGCGCCAGAGTGTCCGGTTTACTTGCGCGGTCCTGAGTTGGTCATCGAGCATTTTGATGCCGATTACAAAATCTTTGGCCAGCCAAGGAACTTTGGCGATGACTACAACGAGGTGATTGAGGCAGCGCTCAAAGACTGGTCATCATGCATTGTGGCCAATGACGACATTGTGCTGACCCCCACCAGCGTGAAGGTGCTGATGGAAGATGTGGCCATTGTCAGGACCATGAACAGCTACAAAGCAGGGTGGGTGGCGGCTCGAAGTGATGCGGCAAGGTCTGGCCAGAATGTGCGCATTTGCCAGCCTGGTGAGCGATTGAGCTTCTACAAATTCCCGTCTGAGGCCCACATCAAACTGGTCCAAGAGGTCAGCCCAATCTTTGCATGGATATCAACTGACGCATTTGAAGAGGCAAAGTTTCCCCCTCTGAATTGGTACAGTGACGATGTGCATTGTATGGACTTAATCCAAAAAGGCTATGGCCACTATGTGAGCGCAAGCTATGTCCACCACATTGGCAGCAACACCATTGGCATGAATGCCAAGCAGCTGCATGAGGATGCAATGCCATGGCTCAAAGAGAATCGACCAGAATATGCGAGTGCCTGGTTTGATTCTTAATCTAGGCTCTGGCAAAGACTGGAACGCTGAGTATCTGAATGCAGATATTCAAGCCAGCAAGAATCCTGACTGGCTGGTCGATATCAGCAAAGTAAAGTGGGGCGACACGCTAAAGACGCGATTTGGGCAGCTGGAGATCGTGCCAGGTATGTTTGAGGCCATTGTGGCCAATGATGTGCTGGAACACATCCCCAACTTGGTCGATGCCATGACCAACTGCAAAGAACTGCTGCAAGTTGGCGGCCAGATGCGAATTCATGTGCCATATGACTTGAGCCTTGGCGCTTGGCAAGACCCAACCCATGTCAGGGCATTCAACGAAAATTCTTGGAAGTATTACACCGAGTGGCACTGGTACTTGGGCTGGCCTGATCGGTTTGAGCTGACAACGCTGGAAATGCGTCTCTCAAAGGTGGGAGAAGCACTAGAATTGCCACAAGACGAAATTATCCGCACCCCAAGGGCTGTGGACTCCATGTATGTGGTACTTACAAAGGTCAAGCCATGATTGAACAAGATATTACTGAAAACCTATCCACCGACATTGCAGCCACCGAGCCAATGGATGAGATGGAGCTGCAAGCCATCATTACCCAAGACCTGACCGATGCGATCAGCTATGTGGACAGTGACTTGTCACCCACACGCGCCAAGGGGACTGAATACTATCGCGGTGATTTATTCGGCAATGAGGTCGAAGGCAACAGCAAGGTGGTGGCCATGGAAGTGCGGGACACTGTCTCGGCCATGCTGCCAAGCCTGATGCGCGTTTTCTTTAATTCTGAGAATGTGGTCGAGTTTGCACCCCGTGGACCAGAAGATGTGAAGATGGCCCAGCAGGCGACTGACTATGCAAACTATGTTTTTCAAAACGACAACAACGGGTTTCTGACCAGTTATGCCATCTTCAAAGACGCACTGGTGCGTAAATGCGGCATTGCCAAATTCTGGTGGGAAGACGAAGAGAAGGTCCGGATTGAAGAGTACACCGGCCTCGATGATCAGACCTTAGAAATGCTGATGCAAGAGCCTGGTGGCGAGGTCAAGATTGTGGTCTCTTATCCTGACCCAAGCATTGATGAATTGCAGATATCTACTGTGGACCCGATGACTGGCCAGCCAGTTATGGCGCCACCCGCCATGGTCCATGATGTGCAGATCAAGCGCATCACAAAGGATGGCCGGATCAGGATCATGGCTGTGCCACCCGAAGAGCTACTCTTGGACAGACGCGCCAGATCGTTTGACGATTCGACCATCATTGCCCACCGGCAAATGGCCACCATGGCTGACTTGTTGGCCATGGGTTATGACCAGGATGAGATTGAAGAGAATATGTCTTCAACCGACTTGGACAGCAATGACGAGTATTTAGCGCGACAGCCACTGTCCACGACATTTGGCACAAATGACGCTGCCAACCCGATGATGCGCAGAGTGCTTTACATCGAGGCGTATTCCCGTGTGGACTACGATGGCGATGGCATTGCAGAGCTGCGCAAGGTCTGCTGCATGGGTGGTGGCTATAAGGTGGTGCGTAATCTGCCAGCCAGCTACATTCCCTTTGCTGACTTTCCATGTGACCCAGAGCCACACACAAGCCCACTTGAGGCGATGTCGATTTTCGACATCACCCGCGACTTGCAAGAAATCAAGTCTGAAAT